ATCAATCATGATGGCAGTTCTTCCTGTAACAATCCTATGGACTGTCTTAACTGGCGGTACTGTATTTGGAATGGACGTAATTGCTAATTTAACTGCACTTGTAAATTCACTAGGTAATGGTGGATTTGTAGGATTGATAGTATTAGTAGTTGTGATGTCATTCTTTATTAAGAAGTAAGTAATTACAATTGTTATATAATAAGAAGCCTGGGGTGAAAGCTCCAGGTTTTTTCTTTTGTATATTTATATATAAATAGGAGTGTTAGCATGGCAATAAACGAAGACGAAATATTTGAAGGTAAATCTTTTGAAGGTTTACTGAAAGATATATACGACAATTCTGCTAAAAAAGAAAAGCAGATAAATGACCTTATATTACAATTACAACCTATGATTAAAAACATGGGAGACGCAACAATACTTGTACCTATAATAAAAGAATATTTAGAAGTCAGTGTAAAAAATGATGAGCATTTAATTAAAATGGCAGCAATTGTACAAAGAGCAATGACAAGAGATACTGGTAATAACACAGAAGGTTTATTAACTGAGGCAGAAAAAAGACAGTTATTAGATTCTGTTCAAGATTTAGAGGATAATAAATAATGTTTGGAAATAAAGGAAGAGCAGCAAGTTTTACAAATAATGATTCTAATGCAAATACTCTTGTATCAGCAGGTGAGGTTGTAGATGTTGTAATGAACGATTCTCACGAATGGCTTTACTCGGAATTTGGAGGTGCTGAAATAGGATATGTTAAGGTTAAGTTTTTGGGAGAAGACAGACAGAGACCTACACAAAATTTGGAAGAGATAGGTGCTTGGATTCCGCCTCTAAATAAAAATATAGCTTCATATCCTCTTAAAGGAGAGATTGTACTTTTGGTAAGAGGTCCTTCATTAGGTGGTCAGATAAGACCTGGACAGACTCAATTTTATTGGGTTGATACTATACAGATGTTTGGTGACACAAATGTCAACGCGGTACCTAATATGGCGTTTAACAATACGGAATTTACCAATGATGTATTAGGTGATACATTTCCAGAAAAAGATATAAAGCCTGTACAGCATTATGAAGGTGATACAATAATACAAGGTAGATTTGATAATAGTATAAGACTAGGCTCTACTCAACTTTTAGGTAAGCCTAGTAATACATGGTCAATAGGTTCTGCTGATGGCGACCCCATTATGTATATAACGAATGGACATGCTGACACAGGTGATACTCATATAGAAGATGTCAACGACAATGACTCTACAGTACTATTAACAAGTAAACAAAAAATAGACCTAAAGCCTGCAAACGCACCTGCAGCTCAAACAGTACCAGTACCTACAGGACCTGCAATACCTATGTTACCAATAAATGCATATATGGGAAAATCTCAGGTAATAATAAATTCAGACAGACTTATATTTAATGCAAAAAATGAAAATATAATACTTTCAGCTAAAAAAGAAATAGGTCTTTCTACTGCAACCTGGAAATTAAATGTTAGTGCACTTGCAGATATTGTTTTGGAAATGTTAACACAACTGGCTCAGGAAACGCATCCAACATCATGTGGTCTATCAGGACCTCCAGTTCAAGCACCTGTATACACATTACTTAAAGGACAAATGGAGCTGATGAAACAATAATGCCTTTTTTAGTGCCGATATTTGCAAACAACATGGCAAAGTATTTTGATGCCGAATCACCTTTATTTCAAGGCCCTCCAGCTGGAGATGTATCAGGTGTGGCTTCACCAGGAACTGCAAAAGCTTGGGCAGAATCTCTAAAACTTGCGTCGCCTTCTATATTTCCACCATCAGCAACAATAGCAGCTGCAGAAGCCGCAGCGTTTGGTGTAATATCTGGAACAAGTCATGTTGCCGATACACAAGGTAATATAATAAAAGCAGGTATAGACGCATTCTATGCTACATACGCACCAGGTTGTCTACCTGCATTTGCAGCAATACCGCCAACTCAATGTCCTATAGAAAATACATTCCCGTCAGGAATGGGTGGTTTGCCTCATACACAATGGGCTATGAATTGTGGACAAGTAATAGCAAACTGGTTACAGCAAGGTACTTGGACACAAACATCTAATGGTGCAACCGGTCCTTGGGTGTAAAAACAATTCTTTAAGATATTTATATATAAAGCTAAGGAGTGTACACATGACAAAAAAAGAATTGGTAAAACTTATTCGAGAGGTTGTAAAAATTGAAATAAAAAGTCAAGTTAAGCGAGAGCTTAATGAGGCGATGAATGTGATGGAGAAGCAGGTATCAAAAACAAAAGCAAAAAAGGTTACAAAAAATTACACTAACAACCCTATGCTAAACGAGGTATTAAACGATACATCAATAGGTGAATTTGAAGATTATCCTACAATGGGTAATTTTAAGAGTGATATGAGAAGTCAATTTATGGCAATGCAAGGTAATGTAAGTCCTGCAACTCAAATGACAGATATAAATAACAGACCTGTAGACGTATCTAATTTAGGTGATGGTTTAGATAAAGCATTAACAAGAGATTATTCAGAGTTAGTAAAAAGATTTAAGTAATGAGAAAAAGACCTCAATATAAATACAACCCGCTTGATTTTGAAAGAGATGTAGCAATAGGTTTAACACTACCTCTTACAAATAATGCAAGTGCTGAAAGAAGATATAGCTATGAAATATTGGCGCCTTCTGGAAGTAATACGGCTGTAATACCTAGAAACGAAAGTAGTAAAGGTAAAGATGGAGGTGATTTTCAACAATCTTATACAACAGTAGAACAAACAAAATCTAATCTAATAAATCTTGTACTTACAAACAGAGGTGAAAGGCCTATGCATCCTCAATTTGGTTGCGATGTATGGAAATCTCTTTTTGAAAATAATACACCAGATTTAAGAGAAGGTTTAGAAGAATTGATTAAGGAGCAGGTAGCTATATGGCTTCCTTATGTAGACCTAAAGTCTGTTAATGTAGAACAACCTCCTACAAATGGTAACAGAATGAATATAAAAATAGATTGGTCGATGTTCAAAGGTAATGCTATGGACACTCAAACAATTGCATTAGAAATAGGTGACTTATAATGGCAAATGATTGTAATTTAGATAAAAGACAGGTAAAGGATATAAAGTATCTTAATAAAGATTTTAGTGGCTTTAGAAATGATTTAATAAAGTTTGCAAAATCTTATTTCCCTGAAACATATAACGATTTTAACGAATCATCACCAGGTATGATGTTTATAGAAATGGCATCTTATGTTGGTGACTCTTTATCATATTACATCGATGACCAACTTAAAGAAAGCATGTTAATGCATGCAGAAGAAAGAGCAAATGTTGTAGATTTAGCTAGAGCTCTTGGATATAAAACAAACGCATCTGTACCTTCATTGGCAGAAATATGTGTATACCAAATTGTACCTGCAATATTTCCAGGAGGTGGTGTTGTAAAACCAGATATGAGATATGCAATGGAAGTTGCAGAAGGTATGGTATTGAGTGGAGGTGATTCTGAATTTATTACACAAGACAAGGTAGACTTTAAGGCAAGTAGTTCTGCAAATCCAACAGAAATATCAGTATATCAAATTGACGATACGACTGGAGAACCTACATATTATCTTCTTAAAAAAGAAGTAAGTGCTATGGCAGGTAAAGTTGAAACAGAAGAATTTGTATTTACTGACCCTAAAAAATTCGATAAAATTACACTTCAGAAAGATGATGTCGTTGCAATAGTTGATTGTAGAGATAGCGATGGCAATAAATGGTACGAGGTTGACTACCTTGCACAGGATAATATATTTGAAGACGTAATAAATAATTGGACATCTGACCCGTCAATGTCTGCTTATAATTATGACGCACCTTATATTCTTAAATTAAGAAGGACTGCTCGTAGATTTACAACTCACACAAAAGCAAATAACATGACACAGCTGTGGTTTGGTTCTGGTGTTTCTTCTCAGCCGGATGAGGTAATCGTTCCTA